GTAGATTGTTCTTAAATCTTGAAAAGTCAACTAGGCAAACAATAAAATATTTCGTATTTGAACCTAATACACTTTTAACAAGAACTCGTGTTATTAATACATTAACACCTATTTTTGAAAGAGCAAAAAATACCGAAGGTGTTTATGACTACTTGATAGTCTGCGATGAAAGAAACAATACTCCTGATGTTATTGATCAAAATGAGTTAATTGTTGATATTTATCTCAAGCCAGTAAGAGCAGCAGAGTTTATATTAGTTAATTTCTACGCGACAAGAACTGGTACAGACTTTAATGAAATTATAGGTTAACGATTAAATATTAATAACTATGGCAGACGTAAAACAGACAATCCAAGATTTCTACACACAAGCGCAGGTCAAAGACTTCGCAAGAAATAACCTATTTAGAGTTTTAAATATAGACTTCGGAGGTGGTAGTGACGTTACGATCGGTGAAGAAGATTTAGTTTATGTAACTACTGCAGCTTTACCCGGTAAGACTATTACTGATGTCGCTGTACCATATATGGGATTAGATTTCCACGTGCCTGGTACAGTTAAATATACCGGTTCTGAGGGATATTCTTTAACATTTAGAGCAGATGAATCATATAACTTATATGATAAGTTTCAACAAGTAATGAATGATACGTTTAATGATGCTGATTCAACAGGTAACTACTTTACACCAACTGCTGATTCAGTAATCGACCTAGTTCAGCTGGATAAGCAGCTAGAGAGAGTTTCGCAGTATCAATTAGTAGGTTGTAGCATTAGAAGCATTGGTGAAGTAGGTTATGATATGACAGCTGATGGCACTGTACAGACGTTTACCGTTACTATTGCATACCACTACTATAGAAAAACTGCTTAGTAGTTAAATATTTCAAATGAAGCCGTACTTTGGTACGGCTTTTTTTTGCTTAAATATTATATATGGGTATATTAAATGCAGTAAACGATGCAGTCCAAGGTGTTTCAAATCTTACGAGAGGAGTATTAGGAGGCTCACTAGCGCAACCAAATATTAATTTATTTGGGACTAACATACCCGGCGTACCTTTAATTAGCTTTAGAGACTACTTTATTAACTCAATGGAGACATGGGTAGGGGCTATTCCATTGAGAACGCAGTGGGTAGTATTAATTGACGGGTTCCCCACTGGGTTAAATACTAGTATACTTCAAGGATTAGAGCCCACGCAAGGAGATAGAAAGGGTTTCAATATTAGCAAAGCAAAAGCTTTTCTAACATCATTCCCGGCGCAGAGTGTTGTGGGGTGCATATTTGCTCAAGGCGCGGATATACCTGACGATACGTTACAGACATCAGTAGCAACTATTCCAAACAATAGAGGGTTTATACCAGGTAGAATTTCAGGCAATAGGTCAGAATTTAGCCCTTTATCTTTGCAATTTAGAGAAACTAATTCTTCTTTTATTGATCATGTTATACGACCATGGGTTATAATGGCTAGTCATGCTGGAATGGTAGCAAGAGACAGTAAAAATAAACCAGAATTGGATCCAAGATGTAACATTACAATTGTACAATACACGAGGTCTTATAAAAACGTTTCACAAATACCTAGGAAAGTTTGGAACTTTTACAATTGTGTACCTACAGGAGTTTCAAGTAGAAATCTTACATATGATGCTGAGCAAATGGATATGTATACGTCACAGTGGTATTATAGTAACTATACTGTAAGTGATAATCTTTTCTTGCCTTTACCCGATATTATAGATAAATTATTTTAATGATCGGTAATCAAGTACCTATTGATATAACAAACGGCAAAGCTTTTTTTAAAGAGCTGTCTTTTTATGAATATAAGAATATATGCAAGATGTTAATGTCTGACAATGTGTATGATATTAATCACTGCTTTGAAAATATTATTGATAAGAATGTAGTATCATCTAGGCCGCTCAATATAATTGATAAATTTAAATGTCTCTTAACGATACGAAACACTATACTTGGTAATGAAGTTACTTTTTTACACGACGGTAAGCAAATAAATATAGATCTTTCTTTAATTTTAAATAAAGAGCAAAATAATGAGCCTATAGTATACGATATATTAACACTATCTAGCCCGGTAAATTTTTACTCTACAAGCTATGATAAATACATCGCAGAATGTTTAATAAAAATTAAAGATACTGACGTAACAGATTTAACCTTAGACGAAAAAATAGAAATAATAAGTGAAACATCGCTATCAATAACTGATATATACTCTAAACTTAAAGAAACTTTTCAAGAACGGGAAATAAATATATTCGCTGGTATTGATATTAATATCTATAGCCAGGAGTACATATTAAAATTTTTAAAAAATATCTTCTATGAAGATTTATTTCAAATATTAAATTTTGAATTTGTTTGTATGCGAAATTTAGACTTTAAATCTGCAGATTTTAAAACCTATACATACCCTGAAATAAAAATATTTTTAAATCACTTAAATAAAGAAAAGGAGAACGAAAAGAACGCAATAACTGAAGGATAGTTGTTATTTTAAAGATCTCTTATAAATATTTCTATGTCTGATAAATTTAAAGATATTTTAGATGAAATTAAAAGCTCGAGAAGCATTTTAAAAGCATACGCACCATCCGTAGGTAAAGAGGTAGAAATATCTCCACTGACCTTAGCTCAGCAAAAACTAATTATTGAAACTTCGTCGGATACTACATTAGGAGTGTTATTTTTTAATAATATATTTTATAAAATATTAAAAGAAAATATATCTGAAGATATTAAGCAATTTAATACTGTCGATAGAGTCAATCTAACCTTAGTGCTTAGAGAGCATCTTAAAAATATCGTAAATATCGATGAAAACGACATTAATTTATCTGTTATATTAGAAAGAAATTCTTCGATCGAGTATAAGATTAAACCTGAAACTATTAAAACAGGCGATTTTATTCTTTCCGTTGAAGCGCCCAATTTAAACATCGACAACTTTATTAATACCCACCTACTTAACAAATATAAAGGCGTTACTTTTGATGAAAATAAATTAAAGAATCTAATTAGCGATCTATATGCTTGCGAAATTCTTAAGTTTATTAAAAAGATTCAAATAAATGAAAAAGAGGTAGAGTTACATACAGAATTATCTCAAAGTCTTAAACTGTTAGAGAGTATCGATAGCGTTCATTTTCAACCAGTAACAGAATATATTAATAAAGTTAGAGAATTAGAAGCTAGCTTTGCATATGATTCAGAAGCTGAAAAGAATATAGATATTACACCGGAATTGTTTATACTATAGATTAGATATTAAATAATTGTATGGCTGACACAACATTAGCTGATGCACTGTCTTTAATAACTAAGGTTTCATCAACAACCAATAAACGACTATCTTTACTTGAAAAGGTGAGTGGTAAAAAAACACCTGCTCTAGGTCAAGAAACAGGTCCGAAAAAGCCTAGACAGGTTGTACAAAAAGCTGCACCTGTTATCGTGACAGATTTTGGTAAAAAAGCTGAACAAGATTTAGGTAGAATGGGAGGTGATCCAGGCCAAGGCGGTGCCGGTGGTGCTGGCGGTAAAGGCGGTGGTGGCGGTCTTGGTAAACTTACAGCTGCAGCTTTATTAGTTCTAGGTGGGGTCGCAGCTCTTGTTACTGGGTTAATGAGCGACGGACCATTAAAAGGCTTTTTAAAAATATTAGCAAAAGGTGGTATAATCGGCGGTATAAAGCTTTTTAAATCAATGGTAAGTAAATCGCTAGGAAAATTTACAGCAGGGTTTGCTAAACTCCTACCTAAAGGTATATTCACAAAAGTAATAACTAAAGTAAAGACCTTCATGAAGAGTATAGGTAAGTTCTTCTTAGCGCCGTTTAAGATGCTTGGCAAGGGAGGAGCTAAAGGTATCTTTGGAAAAATTCTCGGAATGATGTTTAAATTTATAAAGCCGGTATTAAAGAGAATACCAGGTATAGGCTCTCTCATATCTTGGGGATTTGCTATTAGTAGGTTTAAGAAAGGTGACGTAGTAGGAGGATTAATAGATGTTGCATCCGGTATTGCTACTATATTCCCTGGTATAGGCACTGGTATAAGTATAGGCCTTGATGTACTTAATGCCTTTCTAGATATGAAAAAAGGTAAAGAAGAGAAGGTAGAACCGGGCGGCGCGCCCGGTGGTATCGGAGCTTTCTTTGGTAAGATAAAGGATAAGATTATGAATAATTTTCCTATTAAGAATCTAGTAGAATTTTATACTGGTGTCGGTAAAGTATTTAAAGGTGATTTTAAAGAAGGGTTTACTCAAATGGCAATGGCTATACCGTTTATGAAGCCTTTGGCAAACTTCTTATTCGGTGAGAGAGAAGAAGTCGATTCTGAGACTGGTGAGGTAACTAAAAAGAAAAGTATTTTTAAAGCTTTGCAAGAAAGTATGTTTAAAAAATTCAAAGGTATGTGGCCTAAATTGCCTAAATGGATAAGATGGCTTGCTTCAAAAACGTTACCAAAAAATGTAATAGCTCAATTAGAAGCAGAACATGGTGAAGCAGATCTTGGCGATATCGAAATGGGATCCGAAGAACCAGAAGAGGCTCCACGAAAAAGTAAGA